TAACGTCACTCAAGCAGAAATTGACAAACTTAAAGAACACGTTGACCAACGTTTTAACCGGCTTGATTCAAAAATTGACCAGCTTATTCAGAAAGGATTAGTAGCATGAAACATTCAGATATTGCAAAAGACAAACCCATGATGAAAAAGGTTGCTGCGGCAGCCGTTAAGGGTCATGAAAAGCGCATGCACAAAATGGCTAAGGGTGGTGTAACCCGTGCTGATGGTTGCGTAACTAAGGGCCACACCAAGGGCAAAATGATCGCTATGCGTATGGGCGGGAAGACCTGCGGCTAATGGCTGGTCCAATTAAACCCATCGCTTCTTCATCCCAAATTAGTTTGGGGCTTGAAGGTGAACCTGAGCAGTTGCAGAGGAAGAAGCCTGCCGATCCAGGTTACAAAGAGGTTCATGAGAAGTACAACCCGCCAGAGAAGGATCACAAGGGTAAAGCTGCCGAGAACAAAGAGTTCGAAGATAAACGTGCCAAGTCCAGCCCTCTGGTTGCCAAAGCCGAGATCGAGCGTATGAAAGAGATCTTGGATAAGCCTAGGGGTGGTGGCGGTGGTGGGGCGTCTGGTATTCCTAAGACTGGTAAAAAACCATACGACTTTAAGAAGGGCGGCAAGGTTAGTGCATCATCCCGTGCCGATGGGTGCGCAGTTCGAGGTAAAACCAAAGGACGAATTGTATGAGAGCTAGTCGTGGCATGGGGGCCATAAACCCATCTAAGATGCCAAAAGGCAAGATTATTCATCGTAAGGACAATCCTGATGCGGTTTCTATGTACAAAGAGGGTGGGAAGACGTCGAGCGTTAATAAGGCTGGTAATTATACGAAGCCTGGTATGCGCAAAGCTCTATTTGAGAGTATTAAGGCATCGGCTACCCACGGTACTGCAGCGGGTCAATGGTCTGCTCGGAAAGCGCAGCTCCTAGCAAAACGTTACAAAGAGAAAGGTGGAGGTTATCGTGGCTAAATCGTTTCCTGATCTAAATAAAGACGGTAAAAAATCTTTTGCGGATGTTCTTGTTGGTAGAGGCGTTATCCCTGAATCTAAAACTGAAACCGCCAAAAAAGGCGGCGCAGTAAAAAAGAACTGGATTCAATCCGCTATCAAGAAGCCCGGTGCGCTAAGAGCATCCATGGGCGTCAAAAAAGGCGAAAAGATCCCAGCTAAAAAACTTGCTGCAGCAGCTAAAGCTCCTGGCAAAATGGGACAACGTGCGAGGTTAGCGCAGACTCTGTCTAAGCTAAAAAAGTAATGCCATTTATTTGGGACTGGATTTGGAGAAAATTAAGTGGCACTAGCGAAAAGTCAGCGCAGCCTGAAAGCTTGGGGGGACCAAAAGTGGACAACCAAGTCGGGGAAAAAGTCGTCCGAAACAGGCGAACGCTATCTGCCAAAAAAGGCGATTCAAGCACTAAGCCCCGCCGAGTACGCAGCAACGACACAAGCAAAGCGAGCCGGAAAAGCCCAAGGAAAGCAGTTTGTGCCACAGCCAGCAAAAATAAAGCAAAAGGTAAAACCTTACCGAAAGGTTAAGTAATGACCACTACAGCAACAAGCACCTTTGACTTAGACATGAACGACCTCGTTGAGGAGGCGTTTGAACGTTGCGGGTTAGAGGTACGATCGGGATATGACTTCAGGACTGCTCGTCGCAGCTTGAACTTGCTTACTATTGAGTGGGCAAACCGTGGCATTAATCTGTGGACGGTAGAGCAAGGTCAGATTGTTATGAATACAAATCAGGCCATATACCCCATTCCAGTCGATACGATTGACCTTTTAGATACGGTTGTACGTACAAATAACGGTGAGTCCACCAACCAGATCGACATTAATATTAGCCGTATTAGCGAGTCTACGTACTTAACAATCCCCAATAAAAACGCTAATGGTCGTCCTATCCAAGTATGGTTTAACCGCCAGTCAGGAGCTTCTGCTGCGACACCCCAAACAACACTTGCTGCAGCTATTACAGCTGCGGATCAGACCACAATTACCCTTACTAATGCTTCAACACTGCCAACCCAAGGCTTTGTAAATATTGGCTCTGAGACCATTGGCTATCAGAACATTGTGGGAAACCAGATTATTAACGCTTGGCGTGGACAAAATGGTACCACTGCAACGACTCATTTGAACGGGGTAGATGTGTATAACAACAACCTACCTTGCATTAATGTATGGCCTACTCCAAACCCACCGGGCAACCAATATACCTTTGTGTATTACAGAATGCGCCGTATCCATGATGCTGGGTCAGGTGTGCGTACGCAAGATATTCCATTCCGTTTTGTTAACTGTATGGCTGCAGGGTTGGCTTATCACTTAAGTATGAAGATGCCTGGCGTTCCAGATAACCGCATTGTTATGCTCAAAGCCGACTATGAAGAGCAATGGAAGCTAGCCTCTGACGAAGATAGAGAAACCGCAGCTTTGCGGGTTGTTCCACGCAATATGTTCTATTTCAGATGATATGTTATGCCAAATAAATACGCCTCTGGAAAATATGCAATTGCCGAATGCGACCGATGCGCACAACGCTACAAGCTTAAAGAGCTGCGGATTCAGACTCTTAAGACTAAGCCGTATCGTGTCAAAGTTTGTAAAACATGCTGGGATCCAGATCATCCACAGTTGCAGCTTGGTCTCTATCCAGTTAATGACCCGCAAGCAGTATATGAACCTCGTCCAGACGTTAGCTATCAAGTGTCCGGACAGAGCGGCTTGCAACTTAACTTAACGGGAGTTGGACCTGATGGGTTTGGTAGTCCAGAATTGGGTAGTAGGGTAATACAGTGGGGCTGGAATCCTGTAGGAGGTGCTAGGGGTCCAGATGCAGGATTAACCCCAAATGACTTGGCACAAGCAGTAGTAGTTGGTACAGTAACGGTAACGACAAATTAGGAGCAATTATGTATAAAAAAGGCGCAGACGGAATTACTAAGACAGGCAAAACCGATGCAAAGGTTTATCCTAACGATGGTAAACACATTATTGATAAAGGTCCCAAGCCAAACAAAAGTTCTTTAAATAAGAACATGAAGGCTATGGGTCGTAACATGGCTCGTATTGCTAATCAGAGAGGTCGATAATGGCTAAATACTCTAAAAAAGTAATGGGCAAAGAAGTAGGCTCAGCCGAAGTCTATGCTGCACCGCACACTATGGCTGGTAAAACCACCAATGTAGATGCGTATGACAACTACACTACCGGCGCTAAAGTCATGGATACCATGAATATGTCTACTGGTGGAATTAGCAAGGGTAATTACGCTAAAGAAAACCCATACGGTGTTGGCGTAATGCGTGGTTATGGCGCAGCCACCAAAGGACGCAAGATTAGCGGGAAAATGGGCTAATGAATTACACACAGTTAACGCAAGCGATTATTGACTATGCTGAGTCTGATGAACAGACTTTCGTAGACAACATCCCGCTTTTTGTCCAACAATGTGAAGAGCGGGTTTATAACGCCGTTCAGATCCCAGCTATTCGTAAGAATCAGGTTGGTAACTTCACTCAGGGCGACAAGTATCTTGCGTTACCAAACGACTATTTAGCTTCGTTTTCTATGGCAGTAATTTTGGCTGACGGGTCTCAAGAGTTTTTAATTGACAAGGATGTCAACTTTATTCGTCAGGCGTATCCCAGCCCAACGGATGAGGGCGTACCTCGTTACTACGCTCAGTTTGAACCGTACACATACATTATTGGTCCTACCCCAGATGACAACTACCAAGTAGAATTGCATTATTACTACTACCCACAATCAATTGTTACTGCCAACACGTCATGGTTGGGGGATAATTTTGAAACTGTTTTACTCTATGGTTCGTTGCGTGAAGCCGTCATCTTTCAAAAGGGAGAGCAAGACATGGTTAACTATTACGAACAGAAGTATCAAGAATCCTTAGCGTTACTTAAAGATTTGGGTGACGGTAAAGATAGACGCAGCGCATACCGTGATGGACAACTTAAACTGCCCGTACCTGGGCCAGTAAGATGAATCTAGAAAAAGTTTGCCCTTCTTGCGAAACAGCATTGCCGATTGCTGCGTTTGCTATAAATAAAAGCGGTAGAGTTGGTCAAGCCAGGGCATACTGTAAGCCATGTAGTGTACAAAAACATCAGTTACGCAGGCAGCAGAACCCAGAACATGTTTTAAACATTGAAAGAAAAAGTAAATTTAAAAGGCAATATGGTATTTCTCTTGAGCAATACGAAGAAATGTTACAAAATCAAGGGTATGGATGCGCTTTATGCGGCGTTAAAAAGCCCAGCGAAAGAACTAAGTATTTTGCAGTTGACCACTGCCATAATACTGGTAAAGTCCGAGGTCTCTTGTGCACTAAATGTAATAGAGGCTTAGGTTTATTTAACGATAGAACTGAAGTGCTTCAAAAAGCAATTAACTATTTATTAGGAGTCTAATATGGCAATCACCCAAGCGATGTCCACATCGTTCAAGGTTCAGCTCTTGAATGGTCAGCAGAATTTTTCTGCAAATACGTTCAAATTGGCGCTGTATACCAGCTCTGCCAGTTTGGATGAGAACACAACTGCATATACATCTAGCAATGAAGTACCTTCCACAGGTAACTATTCGGCTGGTGGCAATACCTTGACGGTTTCTGTAACCCCAACAAACTCTGGCAACGTGGCTTATATTTCGTTTGCTAATACTTCTTGGGCTAATGCAACTATTACCGCTGCTGGTGCTTTGATATACAACAACAGCCAATCAAATGCTGCTGTTTGTGTGTTGAACTTTGGCGGGGATAAAACCTCAACTAATGGTACTTTTGCAGTTAACTTCCCAACCGCTGACGCAAGCAATGCAATTATCCGTTTGACCGCTAGTTAAGGAGCTGTAAATGGCTCTGGTCTTAAAGGATCGTGTTAAAGAAACCACGACTGTAGTCGGTACGGGCACCGCTACCCTTTTGGGTGCTGCTACTGGGTATCAATCGTTTGCCGTTATTGGCAACGGAAATACTTGCTATTACACCATCGCAGCGCAAACTGCGAATGAGTGGGAAGTTGGTATTGGTACATACACGTCTAGCGGGACAACTTTAAGTCGAGATACTGTTTTAGCATCAAGCAATAGCGGTAATTTAGTCACATTTTCGGCTGGAACAAAGGATGTATTCGTAACCCAGCCAGCAGAAAAGGCAGTTTATGCAGACTCTGCTGGATTGGTTGAGGTGTTTGGTAATGGCACAAACGTTGTTACTTTTACAGAAATTAACACCACAAACTTAGTTGCTAACACAGTTACGCTGACCGCTGGAACAATAAGCACGAATGCGGCAAATGCTACGGATATTACTAATAAAACTTATGTTGATGGGTTGTTTTCCCAAAGTATTTCGTACCACGACCCTGTTCTTGTTGAATCGCCAACGGCGCTAAATGCTACTTACAACCAACCAGGCGGCGCTGGAAACGGTGTAGGTGCTACGCTAACCAACGCTGGGGCTAATGTAGCTCTTTCTATTGATGGCGTAACGCTATCCAATACAGCTCGTGTTCTTGTATATACACAGGCTAATGCAGTACAAAACGGAATATATACAGTTACTAATCCAGGTAATGGCTCTGCTCAGTGGGTTCTTACTCGTGCAACCGACGCTGATACTTTTGGTTTAGCCGACCCTAATAAGCTAGGACAGGGTGATGCTGTATTTGTTCAATCGGGCGACACAGGCGCTGGCGAGACCTATGTATGTAACACTCCAGGCACGATTACTTTTGGAACAACAAATATTACATTTGCTCAGATTAGTTCTGCGCAAGTTTATTCTGCTGGTACAGGCCTTAGCCTTATCAACACCACGTTTAGTATTTCTAACACTGCAGTTACTGCAGCGCAATATGGTAACGATGGCAACGTAGCTCAGATTACAGTTAACGCTCAAGGACAGTTAACCAACGCTGCTAACGTAGCGATTAACGCTTCTAGTATTTCTGTGGGTACTTTGGCTAATGCTAGAACCACAGCTTCGGACGCTAACGGCGCTTCGACTATCGTGGCTCGTGACTCAACAGGCTCGTTTACTGCCAATACCATTACGGCAACTACATCCAACGCCACTACATTTAACGGCACTACTGGTGCATTTACCAACGTTTCAGGTAACGGCTCTGCAATTAGTGCAATTAACGCCTCTAATATTTCTAGTGGAACTATTGCTAACGCACGAACAACCGCCTCAGATGCAAACAGCGCAAGCACGATCGTGGCTCGTGACGCCAACGGATCGTTTGGTGCAAATATTATTACTGCTACGTTTAGTGGTAATGGAGCTAGTCTTTCGGCGATTAACGCATCAAATATCAGTTCAGGTACCATCGCTAACGCCAGAACTACAGCCAGCTCTTCCAACGGCGCAAGCACAATCGTTCAGCGTGACTCTGGCGGCAACTTTACGGCAAACACCGTAACAGCTGCGGTAATAGGTGATCTGTCAGGCGGATCTGCAATTAATGCCTCCAACATTTCTTCGGGGACTATAGCAAATGCCCGTACTACCGCTTCTTCTTCTAATGGTTCTAGCACTATCGTTCTTCGTGGAGCGTCTGGTGAGTTCGCTGCTGGGGCTATAACAGGCTCTTTATTTACTGGTAATGGCTCGGCAATCTCAGCCATTAATGCGTCTAACATTTCTTCAGGGACTATCGACAATGCCAGGACTTCTGCTGCTTCTGCCAATGGTGCTTCCACTATTGTGGCTCGTGATGCTGGGGGTAATTTCAGTGCCAACACGATAACGGCAACTACTTTTAGTGGTGCTCATTCAGGTAATGGATCTGCATTAACCGACATAAACGCTTCAAATATCAGTGCTGGCACAATTGCCAACGCTCGTACTACGGCTGCTACGGCTAACGGAGCTTCAACCATAGTGCTTCGTGGTACATCAGGTGAATTTAGCGCTGGTGCAATTACTGGTGCTTTCTTTATTGGTGACGGCTCTAACGTATCAGCAATTAATGGGTCTAACGTAACTACAGGAACCGTAGCCAACGCTCGTACAACTGCATCAGCCTCTAACGGTGCTTCTACCATTGTGTCTCGTGATGCTGGTGGAAATTTTGCTGCTGCGACTATTACGGCTACAACATTCAGTGGCGCATTCTCAGGAAACGGGTCAGCTATTTCGGCTATAAACGCAAGCAATATCTCGACTGGAACCATAGCCAATGCTCGTACTACCGCATCGTCAGCTAATGGAGCCAGCACAATCGTAGCCCGTGATGCAAATGGCTCTTTCACGGCTAACGTAGTAACTGCCACCACATTCAGTGGGGCTTTTTCTGGAAACGGTTCAGCGATTAGTGCGATCAACGCATCTAATATATCCACAGGCACAATTGCTAATGCCCGTACAACAGCCTCGGACGCCAATGGTGCCTCAACCATCGTATCTCGTGATGCTAACGGTTCGTTTACTGCCAATGTAGTTACAGCCACCACGTTTAGTGGCGGTGGTGGATCTATATCAGCAATCAATGCGTCAAATATTAGCAGTGGAACGCTTGACAACGCTAGAACAACTGCCGCTTCCGCCAATGGTGCAAGCACAATTGTACTTCGTGATGTTAACGGAGATTTTGCGGCAGATGCAATTACAGCAAATTTCTTTATTGGTGACGGATCTAATGTCTCTGCAATCAATGCCTCTAACGTATCTTCTGGAACATTAGCGGTTGCAAGGGGCGGTACAGGCACTGGAACGGCTGGAATTGCCGCTTTTAATAATATTACTGGCTATACAGCTACTGGTGCAACGGGAACTACAAGCACTAACTTAGTATTTTCTACCTCACCAACAATAACCACGCTGACCGCTGCGGGCGCATTTACGGCCTCTGCAACAACACAAGCTATTAATATAGGAACAAGCCATACTTCAGGAGTGCTTACCGTTGGTGGTACTGCTGGTACTGGAATCATAACAGTAGGTCGTTCTACTGGTACTCAAACAACTAATATTCAAGCTGGTGCAACTACATCAGGAAACACCAAAACAATCAATATTGGAACTGCTGGGCTG